CCCGCCATGGGCGACACATACGCTTCCGCCTCGAATTGGTCGCTGGCGACACGGCTGGCCGACCTGATTATGGGCGACGCAGCGACGTTGCTCAGCCTGTTCCGTCATAGGTCAGCCCGCGTCATGGGTTCAGCACCCACGCAGGGCACAGCCCTACCGCTCAACGGGGCACCGTACTTGCATCGTCACTACTTTGTCAATCCTCACCTTCGCAGGGCTCGTGCCTGTACCAGCCGAGCGCTCGAGCGATGGCCTCGAGGCAGATCGCCTCAGCGAGCGGCGCACTGGGCTCGGGGTGGTGCAAGTTGAGCAACGCGACACGGCGCAGGGCAAGGTAGCGGCTGAACCGTTCCTGGCGTTTGTAGATACGCGAGACAGCCTGCCAGCGCAGCAGCGGCTCGAGCGCCTGGTCGGTGGCCTGTTCGAGGTCGGCGAGGATGGCGGCGAGCTTCATGCGATCGCGTGTGCCGCCCCCGATAGGGTTAGCGCCAGCGGCTGAGCAGCCTTCGGTAGCTGACTTGAGTTCGCGCCAGTGGGCGAGGTGGAACCGGACGACGTCGGGGCTGTAGTCGCACAGGTGGCAGTTAGCCCCGCGGCGCCTGAGTCCTTTAGCAAGCAGGGCGAGTCCTTCGACGGCCGCGGTAAGGACGAGGATACGCTGCTGCTCGTCGAGGCTGGCCATGATCATCAGCTAGCTATGCACCTGTTTGTGGCTGGGCCTGCTGGTCGAGGGTGGCCAGAGCATCGTGGAGTGGCTGGTAGCTATCACCAACGTAGGCCGGCTCGAAGCCGAACTCTGCCAAAGCATCATCGAACCGCCGAGCCGCCTCGACCACCTCCCGCATCTGCTCGATCTGCGCCCTGGCCTGGTCGCATTCACGTTGCCAACTTGCGATGACCTTGGTCTGATTGTCCGTCTCCAGATCGTGCAATCGCTTCCACTGGGCGATCTGCTCCCGCGCACTGGCGAGGTCTGCGGTCAGATCATTGACGCGCAACTCCCACCATGCGAGGTCGCGTTGTTGGCTCTTGATGATGGCTTGTTTGTCAGCATATTGACCGCGAACGGGGTCCACATCGCCGCAGGTAGCCCCGAACACCGGATCACATTGCGGATAGTGAGGGTCGTCGTAGTACTTCTGTCCTCCGTTGCAGTCGTGGTGCTGGCAGGTATCGGCGTTATGGACGGTCATGCAACCTCCCGTTCGAGCAGAGCGATTGTCATCCGGCTGGCCTCAAGCCGCGGCGCTCTTGCATCAACCGAATGCCGCAGATTCCGCACAGTCCTGCCCGGGGATCGTCGCCGTGCGGTAGTGAGTCCTGCGGATGCTGACCGCAGTTCGTGCATGGCGGCATGGCGGGACGATCGTCGACATCGGGCACTGGTCGCGGTCTGTCAACGGGACGGATGTTCCGCGTCGAATGACCACGCCTGGTTGAGCTGCTCTCGGCGTCGCGCCGGACCCAGTTGCGGACGAATGCCTGCTGATCGGTGTAGCTCGAGCGTTTCTTGTAGCCGAGTGCTGTGGCGATGCTGTCCCGGACCGCCTCCCGAGAACCGAACTCCTGGCAGAACCGTTCTTCGAGGCCATCCGTGAACGCATCGTCAATCTCGGTGGTGCGCCGCCGTCCCTTGGGGGGCTGGTGCGTAGCACCAGGGGGGTATTCGTCTTTATCTCCGTCTACGTCTACGTCTTCTTCTCTCTTCTCCGTCTTCGCGCGCTCTACGCGAGGGGGCGTGTCATTCGGTGGTGGATCAGGAGTGTTTCCGTTGCTATTCCTGTGTGATTCGTAAGTCAATCCGGTGTCATTCCCGTGCTCATCATCGGGCCTCCAGCGCTGCCAGTCGGACCAGTCATGAAGCCATAGGCCGTCGTCGCGCTCGTCCAGCAAATGAGCGTCGGTCAGGCGTTTCACCAGTGCTACCGGGCGACGAATGATGGCCGCTGCCGCCTTAGATGAGGTGAAGCGCCCGCGGACCTGTTGCTCGCTCGCGGCATCCAACAGCTCGACCCATGCGCGGAACGTGCGATCGTCCAGGGTGACGACCTTCTCATGGCGTGTGGCACCGACCCATACCTTGAACCACGGCAATCGTTGCTTCGGCATCAGGCTGCCCTCACCTGGCATGGCGCCGTATGGCAGCACGAGCACACCGGCTCGTCCATGTCGTCGCAGACGCAACGCCCACACGTGCCAGGCTGAACGACCAGTACAGGAACCTCCTGCTCGAGCGGCGGCAGATCGTGCCAGTCGGGGTTAGCGCACCGCTCACGCGCCCGCTCAGACTGCATGGCGCCGCACTTGATGCACTGAAATTCGCGTACCAACGCCATTAGCCTCGCCCGCCCTTACCGAACCGCGCTGATCGGGCGGCATTGACGGCTCGCGAGGTCGTGGACACCGCCATGTACGGGGGAAATGCAGGCCCACAAGCATCGGCCTTGTACGCCTCGTTCCAGCCGCACCAATGCGACAACCTTGCCCACGTTTCACCGTTGACAGGAGCGTGGCAACCGTCGCCCCATGACACCTTCGGCCGGCTGCACTCGCAGATGAACCAGTACACGTCCCAGTAGGACGAGCCGCCGCTTGAGTGACCGACATCGTGTGCGTAACAGGGCCACGGTCCGGCGCCGACCTCACCGTGAACGATGATGACCGGCGCACCGTGCTGTTGGCGCAGTGTGTCGCAGAGCATCCTCTCGTCAGGCGTCGGCTCAGCACCCTTGACCTCGACGAAGCACTCAAGGTCGGGTAGCCAGAAGTCAGGCAGATAGCGGCCTGCGGCGCCTAGCTCGTACCCTTCTTTCTCGTACTCCCAGCGCAGTCCGAGCGTATCGAAGAACACTGCCCAGCGCGCCTCTAGCCGAGAGCGGAACCGGTAGCCCTGGTAGACCGTCTCAATGGCCCGCGGACCGCGTGTGGTATCGTCTGATGACGCCATTGGGAGCCGTAACCTCCTAGTGGTATGGGCCAGTCCGGTTCCCGCCGGGCTGGCCTTCTTATTCGTGGTCGATGTTACCACCACCAAAGACCCCGTTGTTGTCACATCCGGCGAGCCGCCCATCTCCGCAATCCTTCGACGGCGTTGAATGAAGCCGTAAATTGGCCGCGGCTATTCCGCAACAGGTTAGGCACGCCGCCAGCAACCAGCCCGTCGTAAGTGCACTGCGTTCGGCGACGTTGTACCTCGCCACGTCCGACCTCAAGGCGTCGCCTACACGCCTCGGTTTGCCAATACCGCTCGAGTGCGCGCGCCGCAGCATCGGGACTCATCTAAAACTCTTCAGCCTCCCTGACCTTCTTCTCGAGTGCCAACGCCCACCGTTCGATCTGATCGGCTGGTGCATTCACTGGCAGATCCTTGTGGATGATGTTGAGCTGGTCGGCTTCCTGCGTGATCTCGGCCCATTGGTCGAGCGCCTTCTGGCGCCGATCATCGCCCGGTTCTTCGATGACTTCGCCCGTCTCCTGGTCGACCACGATTGTCTGCGCGTTGGGTATGCTCCCGACCTCGCTTTCGTCTGTCCATCCCAAGCCGCATAGACTGAGCGTCACCCTGCGCTTGGCCTTCGTCTCGGCCTTCATCAGCGCGTTTGCCAGTGCCTCACCCGTCAAACCCTTGACGTTGACCACGCCGAGCGCACTGTCGACGCGGCCCTCCTTGTCCTTTGCGTATGCGGTCACCACGTAGAGTTCGTCGAGCCGTTGGCGCTCGAGTTGGGTGATGCTGACGCCGCGATTGGCACGCAACTGGTCGGTGCAATCCTTCTTCGCGTATAGCGTCAATTTGCCGTTCAAAGTGATGTAGTCGAACGGCCGTGTGAGTGGGTTGATGTTCAGCGACTCACAGACCCGCTGGTAGTAGATCACGCGTTCTTCGGGCTTGAGTTTGCCCAGGTCGCCCTCGATCACAACGCGTTCCATGATCTCCGCACCGGTTGTGCGTTCGGCCAGTGTCATCGTCATCGTGACTTTCTCCAAGAGTTGGCGTCGGGACACGTTGCGAAGTGAGAGACAGTAGTCGCGACGCCGTCGACCACGTCGTAAGGACACCGTTTGCCTGTTGCCGTGACGCCCCAGTAGATCGGACGTCCACACGACCGACACGCGCGTATCTCAGTCTCAGCCCACTGGTCGGTAGTCACTGAGTTCCCTCCGGTTGTTGTTCATGGCACGCGCATTCACAGCGCGTTGTGTTGGGGCGAGCCTGCGCCTTGCCGTGACACGCCCAGTGCTGGCCTGATCGGCAGAAACGGCTCGTTGCTTGCTGCTGCGGAGGGTGGGCAGTCATGCCGCGGCCGGGTTCCTGGGCTGGGTCCAGTACAGGGCGAGGGCACGGCTAGCGTCTCGTTTGGATGCGAGCCTGCACTGGCGACAGCGGCGCCGGTACCAGTACGTATTGGACCGGTAGAACTCGGTGAGCGGCCTGGTCTGGCCACATTCTTCACATCGCCTCATGCCGCGTCCTGACGGTGCGAGGGGTGACAGGAGCAGCGACAGCCCTGACAGCGACAGTCGTAGTGCTCGCGATGGTTGCATTTGGACGACACCCCACCGATCAATATCTGCGGCTGCTGTGGACGGCGGGATGTGCTTATCGAAACCTCTTCCTCCATATCCATATCTAATCGGCAGGCTAAACATAGAGTTTCTCGTTTGACGTAGCCGCGATTGATGCGTGTCCAGCACCCTGGTGTGAGGCAGATCGACACGGGCATCAACGTGGCTCCCTTATCGGCTCGGCGCTGAATTGATAGCCGCTCCTGGCCACGTCGACGTCGGACTTACTCTTGCGGCGACGTTCGCGACGTAGAGCGTTCAGGTGTTCGCGATGATCATTGGTCCACTGCCGCTGGTAAGCGTCAACGCAAGCGCGACAGTTGCGATGGCCGTCACTCTGGATAATAGTGTTCCTATCGTCGAACGGATGTCCTCGAATGCAGTGCGTTCGTCTGGCGTTCACGCCGGTCGGGCTGTTGCTACGGATCTGGTTCTCGCGGGCCGTTACGGGCTCCAGATGATCAGGTCGTACACATGCCTGGATGCGGCACAGGTGGTCGAGTTGTTTGCCCTCTGGGACTGATCCAACGACTAACTCATACGCAAAGCGGTGCGCACCAACACCAACGCCATCAGCGTTTACGAATACGCCATACCCCCACGTGTCTCGGCGGCCGATCCACAACCAGCATCCAGACCCCTTCCGCACCCGAGGCCAGAACCGCTCTGCTTCTGGGGTTTTTGTCTTCGGCATCAGTGCGTCTCCACTGGCACCGGGATGGCCCGGTCCGACCAGCGCAATCCTTCTCGGGCGCCCGCTGGCCGTGACATAGGTACGCGGAACGCCGGGACGTCACTCCAGCGCGCGTAGAGTTGGTTGTGTTTGGTCAGATAGACCTCGACTACTAGCGGTGTGTCGTCGTGCTGAGGCTTCACCCAGAAGTAGCCTGGATGCTCCGGCGGATCGGTCGTCCACCGGGGTTTTGGAGCAGCCAGATACACCTCACCGCAAGCACTGTCCGGCTCGTCGGTATGGATATGTGGACCGCGGTAGAACTCGTCATCTTGGAGTTCGAGGTCCGGCGCCCACTGGACACCGAACAGACGCTTCAGGTCGATCATCAGGAAGCACTTTCTTCAGGACAAGTACAGGCGTGTTTCATCAGACGACCCTGAGCCCAGATATGACGCCGCCACTCGGCATCGAATCCGTGCCGAGACGGAAAATCGCGCCGGGCTACTGGGCATTGCCGCCCATGTCGCCGTACGTAGTCCGGTTGGTGGCGTTTCAGGATTTCGCCACAGTCTCGACATCGCCACCACTGAAGCCATTTCATCGCGCACAGCTCCACTGACTGGCCCGCCCATACGTGATCTGCTGGGCTAGGAATCGGACAGATTGCCAGGGCGAGAATGGATCGTCGTAGCCCCACGCGTAAAACGTTGGGAGCAACCCGCGGGGATGGAGCTGGGCGGCTCCGAGTTCCCCTTGTCGGCCTACGCTGTACGGGTCGAATCGGCCACCCGTCTCACAACGCACAATGTGGTACAGCACGGCCGCAGGGACGCCGATCTCATCGCTGGCCTGGTCGATGGCCGCCAGTGTGTCCTCGGGGGTGTACGGCGCTTCCTGAGCACGAGCGGGTGCGGCGAGCCAGATCAAAGTGAAGGCAATGAGCAGGGCGCACGCAACAAACGTCAGACTCCAGACCTCGCGCCGAGTCAACCGACTCATGCCGCGTCTTCTTCCATGTGCTGGTCAACCCACACGAGCCGATGGCCGATCCACTCGGCGCACGGACTGGCGACCCCGTTCCCGATCATGCGGTAGCGGTGTGAATCGGGGATGCGGTTGCCGTCCGCGGCAAATTCGGTATGCCCATCAGGCCAGCCTTGGACTCGCTCGCATTCGAGCGGCGTAAGCCGTCGAACGCCGTCTACGCAGGGCGCGACCAGGTTCTCATGGTCGTCAAGTCGATAGCTGCCACCCTTGCCTGGGCTGGGTGACGTGAGCGCACGCGCAACAAGAAAGTTTTCCGTCTCGTAGTCCATGCGGTAGCCGGATTCTCGAGCGGTTAGTGGGCGAGCCACGGGAATCATCGGCAGTTCGACGCTAGCTCGACGAGCGCCGTCATCAAGCGTGGGGGCAATGTCTTCCCCCGCTTCTCGGCGCGCCGCAGGATGCCCGCCGCAGCTCTCGCAGACAGCCAGTACCGCCGCGGCACGGCTCGCGTCTCCAAGACAGCCGACAATGAAGACACGACGGCGGCGTTGGGGGACTCCGAACCAGCGCGCGTCCAGTACGCGGTAGGCCCACCCGTACCCGAGGTCGCCCAACCCCCCGAGGATGGTCGCCATGTCCCCTCCCCCGTCGGAACTAAGCAGTCCGGGAACATTCTCAATGAGGCACCACCGTGGCCGCAGTTCGGACAGGACGCGTCGGAACTCAAACCAGAGACTGCTGCGCTCGCCCCCAAGACCGGCCCGTGCGCCGGCCACGCTGAGATCCTGGCAGGGGAATCCGCCGTAGACGAGGTCAACAGCACTGGTGGTGTCGCTTCGCCGCCGGTCCTCTGCTCCCAGCCGTTCAGCGTCGGCGTCGGCGCCGTTTCCGACTCCGACCAGGTCTCGGCATCGTCGGCGAAGTGTGGACGCGTCCACTTGGCGAACGTCTGTGACTCGCTCGACATCAGGCCAGTGCCTTTCCAGAACGCTGAGACACCACGGGTCGGACTCAGCTTGCAGCACGGTCCTGATGCCTGCTCGCTCTAATCCAATTTCGAAGCCGCCTGCGCCGCTGAATAAGGAGATGGCATCCATGTCTATGCCGCCCCAGTCCCGCCGAGCACGTACACACTTATCTCGGTCCGCGGAATCCCCGAGAGATGTTTCCGCGCGTACACCTCGACGATCTGGGAATCGTCTTTCCAGACCACGCGATTCATCGAATCGAGCGGAAGCTTGAGTAAGTTGTCGATATCCACGGTGCGCGCCGTGCTCAGATAGAAATCGCAGGACACGCTCAGCGCGCCCTCTACGGGCACGAGACGCGGGTACTGAACCTTCAGATAGGCCAGCACCTTGGCTTCGTGCTCCGTGGTCCTGCGCGGCGTGTACGTGTGGCCCTTTGGGGCTAAGCGAGGTCGCGCCTTTGGGCACGGCTCGCCTGGCACGATCAGATGCACCAGCAGGGTGGCGCCGGTCAGCGCGGTGGTCATGAGATCCGGAGCGATTCGCGTCGCTCGATCTCTGCGCCCGGCGGAATCTCACCTGTTGCCTTGAACGCTTCGAGGATGGCGCGCTTATCTACACTGACCTCGACCTTGGTGCGCTGGTACTCGCCAGGAATGGCGCTCGCGTCGGTCACATTCACGCTCGGCGGATTGAGACGCACCGACAGCGTGTAATGCCCTGTTTCGAGTCGGTCCTGACCAATGGTCTTCATGCACGCCAGTGCGTACCCGCGTAACCGGTCCGCGTGCGCCTGATTAGCCTTGGCCTTAGCCGCCAGTTTGTCGGCGCCAGCCTTCTGGAACGCGGCCAACCCTTCGAGGCTGTCGATTACCGTAGCCACCCCGTGAGCTTTCTGCCTGATATCGCCCACCACGCGCTGCATCTCGGCGTCGACTTCGGCGGGGTCGGCCTCTGGTTGTTCGAGCAACCAGATAAGTTGCTCGAATTCCTGAGTCAGACTCCAGAGCGTGGGCAACCGTTCAGCCGCGGCCATGAACTGCTGTGAGGCTTGCTCGATCGCGGTCATCATCGAATCCCCCGCCACCTGTTGGTGAGGCGCAGCAAAATCCAGAGCGCGGCCGCGCCAATCGCCAGCACGAGCCAACTCCCGAACGCCAGAATCGCGAGCGCGAGCCAGTCGGTGGTGGTCACGGGGTGCGTCCTTCGGCCTTGGCGATGGCTTCGCGTGCCGTTTGCTTACAGGCGCGGTGATCCTGAATGTCGTTCGGCTCCATGCAGTCGAGGATTCCGACCAGGGCCAAATACATGTCCGGCGCGGCGGCAATCAGGCGGGCATAAGCTGCTTCCTCACCGACTCCATCGCCGTAGATCCTTGCAACGATCTTGGAGCCAGCGACGATGTTCGTCTCATACAGACTGTGCATTTCGCTACGCCACGGAATCCCTAGCGCGAGCCAGTCGGTAGTGGTCATGGTTGGTGTCCTTCGGCCTTGGCAATGGCGGCACGCGCAGGCTCAAGCCATACCTGTTGCTGCTGCGGATATTCAGCAGCAATCAACAGCACTAGATCAGAGAGTGCCGTGAGCAACTCCGGCGCAGCCGCGATCAGATGGCCGTTTGCATTGATGGCGTCCCACCCGTGCTCGTCGTTGATGCCAGCTACAGCAACACCCATCTCGGTATCGACAGTGGCCGTGTCATCGTCATAAACCCACAGCCCCGGTGTGTGTCCGGTCATTCCCGAAACCTCAGTAGGTCTTCGGCGTTCCAGCCGCGCTCGCACTCGTCGAGTAGCGCATCGTCGAACTCTTTACAGCCTTGCCAGCGGAGTTGACGGGCCAGTTCGACGTTGGCTTCCTTGATGTCCATGCCGCAGATGCGCGCATTGCGACCGACACGCCACGCGCGATCCATGTCTGCTGAACGTGTCTGTGTCATGCGAAACTCCACGGACCGGCTGATGACTGGACCGTCTCGCGCACGCTGTGCTCGGTCAGACGGTTGGTGGTGACGAGGTAACTGGCGAAGGCGAGTCGCTTCGCTTCCATACCGGTAACCGTTTGCTGCGTCAGTGCGAGGTGCTCTTTCGCTTCCATGCGCAGCCGAAACCACATCAGGTGTTGCAGGTCGGTCGCGCTGAGCGGGTACTCACTTACAATGACGGCTGAAGACTGGTCCACTGATCTGGTCCTCTCTTCGGAAGGCCGTCCCGTTCCATGCGGGGCGGTCTTCTGTTTGTTCATCGACTGCCCGTCAGCGCGGCGGGCGAGCGGGTCAGGCGGCCACTGGTTCCGGGGGACGAATGTCATCGGGATCGCACTCGAGCACCGCGGCCGCTGCGGCGTAGAAACCGTCAGGCGGGGTCCGTCGACCAGCCAGGTAGTGACTCAACAGCGACTCGTTCATATCGAGCCTGCGTGCGAGCTGAGACTGGCTCATCCGCGGCCACCTGTTTTGCAAGAGCACCTTCAGCGGGTGCGGCGTCTGCATGCAGTCAGATTACGGCCCGCCTGCATGCAGTGTCAAGCCGTGTATTGACGAATCTGCAAACTGTGCCTAAAGTGTCTGCATAGTGCAGACGTTCGCCGAGTGGCTCGAGGATCAGCTCGCCGCCCGAGAGTGGTCTGCCGCGGATCTGACCGCCGCCAGTCAGGATGCTGAGAATCCGCGCGGCCTGGACTCGGGCCTGATTAGCCGATGGCGAAGGCGAGACGCTCGAGCCGTTGTTCCGACACAGGCAAAGACGCTCGCTCGGCTAGCCCGTGCCCTGTCGCTTCCTGAGTCGGAGGTATATCGCGCAGCCGGGCAACTCCCTGCTGACAGCGTCGAAAACCCACGCGAGCAGATCGACGCCCGCCGTCAGCTCGTGCGCGACCAGCTCTC